TTTTTCCATTTCATTGTTTTAACATTGAACCTCTGGTTTCCGTGAGACTTGTTGAATCCTTCTACATTTACATTATTTGTCACAGATTTGAGACCGTGTACGATTTGCTTTGATAAGCGCTCTTTAGACGGTTCTGTTGTGTACCTCTTGTATTTGTACGGATCCACCTTTTTTGCCTTTTTGATGTTGACATTTCTGTGTACGGGTGCAGTCTTTCGTATACCCAATTTCGAACGAATCTTTTTGAACACAGTGTCCATAGAATCCGAGCCGGTCACTCGCTTGTCAAACAACTTTCCAAGTTTTACGAGACGGAGTCGATCCTTGATCTTTTTTTCTGGCCTGAGTTTCAGTTTCTGCATGAGATAAATGTCCTCAATCAAAAATTCTTTACTCGCGATGTATATCTTTTGGTTATTGATCATTTTTCCAGAAACAGGATTCCTATACACGACACCTTTTTGTTTCGTTTGTGCCACTTCATATCCAAATTCTTGTGGACGCATGAATGGAATGTCCATTATACCACCGAGTGTATGTTCTTGAATACGACCAGACTCGGGTGAATAAAAACGGATGTTTAGGTCGAGTGCGAATAGTTCCACATCGATGAACACATCGCTCTTGGATGGTTTATTTGTCGATCCACTCTTTTTCTTCTTGATGAGTGTGTATCGCCTGGTGACATAAGGACCGGATTTACTGAACCCAATTCCCAAAAACTTGAAGAGTTTATCATGTTTTGTTCGAAAAGATGCGATTCGATTTTTGATCCGTGCGTTGAGACTCTTTGCGTATTTACCCAACATGTCCCATAGTAGAAGTTTAAGTGCTTGAAGTTTACCAAAGTACTTGGTATTTGTTTTCATGAAAGGAACAAACTTCGCGTCAATGTCGGTGGTCACGATACGATCTTTAAAATCCACATACAGATTGAACGCTTCACCCCCACTCACGATGAGATCACCAGACGATTTCAGTTTTTGAGTGAGTTCCCCGATCGTGTCCAAAATTATGTCACGAATGGAATCAGTTACTATCACGTATATCATCTTTTCGAGATTTTTATCGGAAAAATTATCGTGTAGACGCTGTCTGAATTTACCGAGATCGCGTGGTTCATTCCTATCGAAATATTTTTTCAATTTCGCATCTTTGAAAAATAAATTTTCATTCATGAAACGATCAATGGCAACTTTCGAATAACTTTTTTCATCCATTAATATATCGTGATATAATAATATGGTCTGTAACGTTATCGACGAATGTAGGTGCTATGGGTACTCGATGAAGGAACAATTTTGTGGTGTGCGTCGGGGTCCGAATGTTCTCCCGTGTCCCAATGACTGCTGCGCTGGTGGATGTCCGACCAAATATCCCTTCCGAATCATACCCAGACCCAAACCTCCCAAACACAAATCAAGTCTTCGAGACATGGACCTTAAAGTCCTACTGTTTTTTACCATCATTTTAGGTTGCATTTTCTTACTGCTACTCTGACTTAAAGATTACTTCCGTAAGAAAGATATAATGTCTCTCGAAACTATCCAAACCGAAATCGCTGCTCTCCGTTCTGATGTCAAGTCTCTTGTTAAGCTCGTCCGTAAGGTTAAGAGCATCCAGGAGGACCCCGATGGGGAGAAGGCTAAGAAGCGCGCTGAGAACAACGGCTTCAACCGCAAACAGGAAATCACACCTAAGTTGCGCGAGTTCCTCAGCCTTCCCGAAGGCGAGCTCATCTCCCGCTCTGAGGTCACCAAGTTCGTGAACAAGTACATCATCGACAAGGGTCTCAAGCATCCCGAGAACGGTCGCCAGATTGTCCTCGACGATAAGCTTCGCGATCTCCTCGCACCCCCTGCGGATGTTGTCGTGACGTACCTTAACCTCCAGAAGTACCTTTCTCCTCACTACGTCAAGAAGGAGGCTTAAAAAATAAAAACATATACTAATAAATCATGGTGACGTTTGTCACGAAACCTCAAATAGAACAACTTGTTGGTACAAAGATCAAAAACCTTGATTTGTACCAAAAGGCTTTTACACATAAATCTGCTCTCAAGGAGTATGAACAATTTACGGAGTCGTTTGAAACTCTTGAATTTATTGGTGATTCTGTACTCGGGTTTGTGATTACCAAGTTCCTGTTTGATCAATATGAAAGTCGCCAAGAAGGTTTCCTCACGAAAGCTCGTACAAAGCTTGTTCGTGGCGAAACATTAGCTAGTATTGCGACGAAATTGGGTCTGGACAAGTTGGTCATCATGGATGAGAAGGGTATGCGTAACGGTTGGAATAACAACCCCAAGATTTTGGAGGATGTGTTCGAGGCACTCATAGGAGCTATCTACATGGATATCGGTTTGTTACATGCGAAGGAGTTTGTGCTTAGAATTTACAACGATCCGAAGTTTATCGACATGAATCTCATCATGATTGACGACAATTTCAAAGACCATCTCATGCGCTACTGCCAATTGAATAGTTTACCATTACCCGAGTATCGTGTATGCGCACACCATGAAGGCCTTTTCTACATAGACATTTTTGTAAATGGTCAGTTTATGAGTAGGGGTTATGCGAAAAGTAAGAAACAAGCTGAACAAAATGCAGCTAAGTTATTCTTTGAACAACTTAAAAAGTACAATGTACAGTAATTTAATATGCATCCGAATGTCAAAAGGCTTTTGGACCTTGAATTCGATGAACAGAGAAGTGAGGCTTGGTTAAAATTGCGCGGGAACATGCTGACCGCATCGGACGCAGCTACAGCTATAGGCGCAAATAAGTATCAAACACCTGAGGATCTTATTCGTAAAAAGTGTGGATTGGGTGAACCTTTTCTGGGCAATGAGGCCACCGCGCATGGGACTCGCCTAGAACCGATTGCGTGTGAAATGTTTGAACAGAAGTATGGTCTGAAGGTGTATGAACTCGGTCTTATTCCCCACAAATCCTATCCATGGTTAGGAGGATCACCCGATGGACTTACAGAGAATAACTGTTTACTTGAGATTAAATGCCCGTTGAGAAGAAAAATTATTCCCGGGGAAGTACCCCTATGCTACGAAGCTCAGGTACAAACTTGTATGGAGATTATGGACGTAGAGAGCTGTTATTTTGTACAATATGCAGATCACTCAGTGACCTGGCCGGCACCAGAGGTGTTTGATGTCACCATCGTTCCTCGTGATCGTGAATGGTTCAAGAAATACTTACCACTGATGGATGCGTTCTGGAAGAGGGTTTTGTATTATAGAGAACATCTGGATGAGTGTCCGAAAGAGAAAGAGAAGGTGAAGAGACCGCGTAAGAAGAAAGAGCTACCTCCAACTGTCTGTGAGGTTCAAGCACTCCCCGAAGAAGACTTTTATCAAGACGATTGAAGGGCTTGTCGAGCCTCTTCGGCTTCTTCTTGGGTGGCGTAATTTCCTATATGTTTATTCTTATATCTAAGTTGCCAACTATTCCCTTTACGACGCACAGACCCAACATTTTTATGAAAGGTTGGAAAATTTTCTGGATCTTTTAGGTATCTTTCAACTGCCTCTTGTGCTTCATTTTGTGTCTCATATGTTCCTAAATATTTATGAGCATAATAGACACTCCATTTATTACCCGCTCTATGTAAGGAACCAACCTTTCTTTTGGGTTTTATGAAGTTTTCTGGATCTTTTAGATATCTTTCAAGTACTTCTTGAGCCTCTTCTTTTGTTTTATAAGTTCCTAAACGGTTACCCTTACATGAAGGTCTCCACCTGTTATTTTCTAAGACTATAGTACCAACGGGTTTTTTGAGTGGTCCGTCAACTTTTGTAAAGTTTTCGGGATCTTTAGTGTATTCTTTTAGGACTTCTATAGCTTCTTCTTCTGTTCGAAACCCACCATTTGAGATTCCGACCCTATTATTACCAATATTAACTGCTGGATAAAATGTGTTACCCCAACGACAAGCGTAACCTACATATCCATCTTTCTCGAGTTTGGATTTACGTTTAGCATCTTTCATATTATCACACATTTCTTGTGTGGCTTTGTAAAAACGACCACCCGTTTTAAGATTATACCCATCAGGTGCCAAGGAATTGAAATGTTTTATCCAGTAAATTTCTCTCTCATCAAGTTGTTCTTGAGGGACATTTTCTTCTATGAGTTCATAATTCATTTCATCCCCATACTTATCTATAGCTCTCTTAATCAATGTACAACATGAAGACTCTCGTTTATGTTCCGCAACCCTCTTTTCAAAAGAACGTATAGTCTGCCCCACATAGACCTTACCCGACGGACTTGTGATTTTATAGATGATGCCCTTGGGTCCCATAATTTCTCTAAGCTCATCCTTTTTAATGTCATACTTCGCGAGTGTTTCTGGTTTCGGTAATTTTCCAGTCTTTTCCATTTGGCGTAAGACTTCTTTGCGCGCACGCTTATACATAAAGTTGGGATCTTTTTTACACTTTTCGTATCTCTCGGAGTAGGATTTACCGGGTGTAGTGTTTAGAC